ATAGTATAGTAACTATGCACAGCGTGAGTTTTTACTGAGCTGGGATTGCCATAAACAGGGGGGTTGCAACAATCACTATGGACACAGTGTACACTATACGCAGTGATTGGGACGCAGAGGGCGAACGCTACACTGTGTTAAAGAACAATCGGGTGGTGATCATCACACGCAGTAGACGGATAGTGCGTGAATGGTTTCCGCATATGTGGATGGATACTAGATCAATACCTGATACAGTGTTGGTATAGACCCTTATAGTACGCAGGCCCCGCTGCAGGGGATTGTGTGAGTGTGCGTATACAGTGGAAAATGCTGGGTTTCACTCAGTAAGTGTGATTTACTGACCCCCTGAATGCGTATAGAGGTCTACAACGTAGGTGATGGGGACGAAATGGTGTGGGAAAGTGTGACAAAGTGCAATAAAGTGTGGAATTGTGTGACCATTTGAGCATAGCCTCTCCAACCACCGGTCTTGACTCTGCAACTACTATAGATTCTACCCTGGGATCAGTCTAAAATGAACCGTTTCCACCATATGACCACCATGAATCCAGCGTAGTCAACTGTAAAACCACTCTTATACAGTGGCCCCGCTGCAGGGGTTTCATGCGCAGAGTGCATTACATATACTATACTATGAGATCACGTTGACTATAGTGTCGCATACTGGGATCTATCAGTAGACACCATGCACGTAGGTGCTCGGGTATATAGTAGTATGTGACTCCTGTGTCAGCCGTAGCACAGATCCATCCTTGATTCTGAATGGCTTCCCACAGCCGTTGCCCTCGGCCATTAGCTGTATACACACAGTAACAGTAGACTCTCATATAGTATATACCACATATTGGCTATAGGCCCCGCTGCTGTAGTTAATAAAACTGCCGAAAAGCATTGACAAACGATCAAATCTATCGTATAATATACACATGCTTAAGAAAAGAGCACTAAGTAACAGCAGAGAATGGGATATGACATTACCAGATGAGAGATACCGTGCAGTTGTGCAGACCCGGAGGTTCTTGTTGGATCTCTGCAATCGTGAGCACACTCCCCGAGTACCAAAATTGATCCGAGACACAGCGAGATCTATGCTGCGTCACTATCCCTCAGACTGGGACATGCAACGTGCAGCTGAAGGTGCGCCAGAGGTGTTTCAGGAACGCATGGAAGATCTACACAGATTCGTAGCTGCGGGAGTTGCAGCAGCAGAAGAGGACCACAAGTAACAAGTTTCGGGCCCCTAGCTCATGTTGGTTAGAGCAGTGGACTCATAATCCATTGGTGCCGTGTTCGACTCACGGGGGGCCCACCAACAACACAGCAGCAGCAACACAGCAGCCCTTAGCTCAGTTGGATAGAGCAACAGCCTTCTAAGCTGTAGGTCACTGGTTCGAATCCAGTAGGGCTGGCCATGACAACAGCTGCGCAGCAGCAAGAGAGATCACAGTGTACAAACACCCTAATCCCATGGATCCCTTTGATGGGTTCAAACGTTGGTATCGCGAGCTATGGCCCATGCAGCGTGTGGGAGTGTGGCTGTGCGCAGCTGTGATCGTGTGGGCCGCGGCCATCTGGGTCACGAGGTGAGGGCAGCAGAGAGCAGTGCGAGCTGAGAAACCCAGGAACCCTTAGGGTTATAGGGTCTTTGGTTGTCCAAAATGCAGAACCGTGTTATAATTAGCACTTAGCAACAAAGGACACCATGCAAAACGTCATCTCCACCCCCAGCTGCACTTTTACAGCAACTCCCTTCAACCGTCCTTTCGGCAACAGCTTTAAAACACTGTTAGCACTTGTCAGCACTATGCAAGCAAACGAAATCGAATGTGTAGTAGAATGCACTAAGGATTCTAAGGAACCCGGTCGTACTTATTACTGCATCTACAACACTGCCGGAACACTTGTGTCTTGCAGCACACTAAACTAATAACCCTGGAGCCCGTAAGGGCTTTCCATTTTGGTTGACAACCTGGCAGATTGGTGCTATAATATTAACATGAACTTAGAAAAGCCCACCCGCAAAAAACGTGTAGACCGTACGCACATCATCTATGAGCTGCGTGTTAACGGACTGTCGTACATAGGCGTCACAGCTAAGACTGAGACTACTATTAATAAGAGCGTATTGGCACGTGCCGCCAAGCACTTCTATCGTGCCAAGCGAGAGAACAAGGACTGGCTGCTTTGCCGGGCCCTACGTGGTCTCAACGACAAGAGCGAGATAGAAGTGCTGGTTCACGAAACACTGCGCGGCAAAGCAGCGGCACACAAGAGAGAAGTAGAATTGCGCAGACAGTTACGACCCACCCTTAACACAGACACCAGAGGAGATTGATATGTATACAGTAGAACTTTACAAACGAGATCGCAGGGTCAAGGGTGGTGAGCGCTTGGATCGCAAGGTGGATCACTCAACTGCGGACCGTGCAGCTATAGCTGAGGTCTATGCGGTGAAGTACCCTGCTGCCAAGGGCTATCGATTCGAGATCCATGAAACCATGGTGACCCGTAAGAACATGATGGGTGGTGCAGAGTACCAGGAACGCTATGACACTCCGCGTTACTGCTCACCTAGCTCAGAAGCCTACTGGAGCATGTAGGGGTTGACACAACTGCATTTTGGTTGTATAATAGCGACATGTTAACAAAGGAGCGAACGATGAAGACCTCAGAAGTATACACTGCCTACGCAGAACTAGAACGTGCTGCAGAAGCATTTTACACAGCAGCAGACAAGCTGGGGCAACTTGTACCCTCCCTTAAACAGCAGCTTAACACTGCCAGCGAAGAGTTGAACTTTGCTGTGGTTGCTGCGGACACAGAACTTGACGAGGTGATCTAATGCGTTACTATGATGAATTGGCTCGCTACGAGCGTGAAGGCTTTGAGATCATTGTGGACAAAAGCTACGAGGACTTGAACCCACGTGATTGCTTTGATGACACCTGCTGCGATATCGAAGAGATCATCCGAGACATCGACAGGGGCCACCTGGACTGGTTCATGCTGCGTGTACGTGCCCTAGTGGATGGTCACGAGCTGGGCTCAGCTTACCTAGGGGGCATGCTCTACGAGGATCCCTCAGAGTGCTTGACCGATGGCTCAGCTGAGGACATGATCTACGAAGCCATTGAGGAAGCCAAGAAAGAAGCCCGCCGTTTAGTAGGGTCTTTGTCCAAAGTGGTTGACAAAGAGACAGTTTGAGCATATAATAAACACTTAGCAACAAAGGAGCGAGTGATGAAAGTAATGTTTAACACTGCCGGTGACGGCTATTGGAGCAACGTGTCTAAGGCTGTAGAGGTCACAGACATGAAGCTGGGCTACGTTAGCGACGAAGGTGACTTTGGCGAGCTGTGTGTGTACTTTAACACAGACACATGGAACGTGGACAAAGACGGACTTATATACACAGACAGCCTGTTTAAGCAGGACCTCATGCAGTTCGTTGCGGAGCAGGGCCTGGTAGTGGACTTGTGCTACAGCGAGCAGGGCATGCAGGGAGACAACTACGTTTCGCTGGATGTGGGCAAAGAGTTTTTAGACAGCTGGGCCCGCAAGTTTGGGGTTGACAGTTTGGCTGTTTGACAGTATAATATACACTTACACACACAGAAGGAGCGAAAAATGGAACAAGCACAACGCGAGTATTTTATCCAGCGTCTTAACGAAATTGCACGTGAAAAGGTGCAGGCTAAGGCTGAGGCACTGTTTGGCCCTACAGGCCGTCCTGAACAGCCTACATGGGGCATGGTGTTTGAAGGCATTGCCAGCGGAGAGATTACACTGAAAGAAGAAAAGCGGGACTACACTGGTCCCTACTTGAACCCTTCAGATGTTGTATGGCCTGCTATGGAAGCAAAGACAGCAGAGCTAGAAGCCTACCGTGCCACAGTTGCACGTGAGAAGCAGACGGCAATGGATCGTTGTATGCTGGACACAGACGCACAACAAGCCCTTACAGAGTTCCAGGGTATTTAAAGTATTGGTTGACACGGGCTCCGGCCCGTGTTATAATACACACTTACACAAACAAATAAGGAGCGAAACTTATGGGTACACGATCAAGAGTAGCAGTAATGCATGGCGATGTCTGCAAGAGCGTCTATTGCCACTATGATGGCTATTTGGACTACACAGGTCGCATCCTGTTGGCCCACTACGATTCCACAGCAGCTAACCAGCTGATCGCACGTGGAGACAACAGTGGTGTCAAAGAGACTGTTGAAGAGATGAACTTCTACGAAGATCGTGAAGCCCAGGGTGAGGATGTTAATGAGTTCCTGCAGAGCACTCCGTGGACTGTAGCACACTCATTCGAAGAGTTCCTCGAGCAGGTAGAGGGCTGCTGTGGTGAGTACTACTACGTGATGCGGGACGGTGTATGGTATGCGGGTTGCGTATACGAGACTGAGGGCCTGGTAAAGAACGGACTTGTGGCTCTTAAAGATGCACTAGAAGCCCTTCCAGTTGAAGGGTAATTAATTAGGGGTTGACAAAACCCCCAATTGATCGTATAATAGATACTATGCTAACACACACAGGAGCGAACACTATGCGTATTACACTTGCCCAGGGCCAATACGGCGCTAAGAGCAATCAGATCTACCCTGGCATTGAGCTGGATATGGTAGGGGACTTTGTCACTGAAGCCCGCAATGGTTGGGAAGGCTACATCAAGGCCCGTTCAGGCTACAACATCAAGGGTGGCGGTGAGACCTGTAAGGTGTTCTGTAACCAAAGCGACATCCAAGCAATTGCAGGAGCACCAGCAGGGGTTACCATGTTGCAGGCTCTCAGCAAGCCCGTGAAAGCTGGCAAGAACGATGCTACAGTCACAGACTTCACTCAGGTTAAAGTACCAGACTCTGCTGTCGCAGACGAAACAGATGAGCAGATCATCGAGCGTACTAGATTGCGCTTTGAGATCCTCAAGGACATGACCAAAGCAGTCAAGACTGGTGACGTTCGTGCTATGATCGTAACAGGCCCTCCAGGTGTGGGCAAGAGCTTTGGTGTTGAAGAAGTACTTGCCAAAGATGACTTGTTTGACATGATGGGACAACGCAAGCCCAAGTACGAGATTGTCAAAGGTGCAATGTCAGCGATTGGACTCTATGCTAAACTGTACAAGTTCAGCGATCCCAAGAACATCATTGTGTTCGATGACTGTGACAGCATTCTTTTAGATGATGTTGCACTTAACATCTTGAAGGCCGCTTTGGATACCAGCAAGAAGCGTACTATTTCTTGGAACACTGACAGCCGTGTGCTACGCTCAGAAGGAGTGCCAGACAAGTTTGATTTCAAGGGCGGTGCTATCTTTATCACCAACTTGAAGTTTGAGAATGTGCGAAGCAAGAAGCTTCAAGAGCACTTGGCGGCACTAGAGTCACGCTGTCACTTCATCGATCTGCGCATGGACACAGACCGTGAGAAGGTTCTGCGTATCAAGCAGATCGTCAAAGACGGCATGTTGGATAGCTATGAGCTTGAGGACACGGCTAAAGATGAGATTGTTAACTTCATCCTTGAGAACCGTAGCCACATGCGAGAGCTGAGCCTGCGTACTGTTTTGAAGTGTGCAGACTTGAAGAAGAGCTTCCCTGCTAACTGGCAGAACATGGCCAAGGTCACTGTTATGAAGGGCATGGCATGATGGATCTAGGAATGGGTCCTGCCCGAGAGTGTCAGTGGATTGGTGCAGAGCAACGAGAGTGGCCCTACACCATGTGCGGGCAGAAGAGCATAGAGGGCAAGAGCTATTGTGCAGAGCACTACCATCAGATGTACAAGAAGGGATCCAGTAACACGGGTGCCCGGAAGATGGAGAAGTTGATTGAAAAAGAATTAGCTGAACTCAAACTTCAGCAAGAAATCGAGGAGATTGATAATGTTTGATAGTATTGTAAAGGTCACCCTGGCTATTGCGCTGATCGTGCTGTTGCTGGCAATTGGGCCGTTGTTGGTAATTTGGGCCTTGAACACACTGTTCCCTGTGCTGGCTATCCAGTTCACATTTTGGACATGGTGTGCCGTAGTGGTCCTCGGTACGTTCTTTCGAGCAAATGTTTCTGTAAAACGGAAGGATTGAGGTTGCATAACTTAACAGTGTCTGTTATTATAATAAGACGCTGTTAGGAAACAGCCTACAACAAAGGAAACTTAAAAATGAAGAGATTTAATCCAGAAACCAAGACATTCAAAGTCTTCAACGCACTGTACAATGGTGCAGCTCTAACAGCATCCCAAGCTAAGAAAATGGGTGTTGGCAATCTGTCAGCAGAAGTCAGCCGCATCAAGCAGAACGGTTATGCTGTGTACGCTAACCAACGCACTGCTGGCAATGGTGTTACTGTCACTGAGTACGTGATGGGCCAACCAAGCCGTGAGATCGTTGCTCTAGGCTACAAGGCCAAAGCATTGGGCATCACTCTGTAATAGAGTTTAAATCAAACGAAACTGATACCGATTCGCTCCCGGGGTAGGATTCTTTGGGGCTGTTGTAGAAATACAACAGCCTTTTCTTTTGGCCGGCACTCCCAAAAAGAGGTTGACAGATTGGATACATAGTGTTATAATACACACATGAACAAGCAAGGAGCGACAATGAAATTCACTGCTGATCAAGTCTGGGGTTGTGCTGCTGCTGCACAGCGTATCAACGGGGGCTACTTCAAAGAGCCAGAGTTCGCAGAGGATAGGGTCACAGTGCTACGCACTGCCAACAAGACCATGGTCAAAGGTTGGTTGCGTGACGAGGACTATTCCCAGATCACTGCTGCAGATATCACTGCGGGGCAGACTGCTCGTAACCATTTCAAGTCATACACATTCCTGGCCATCGCAGGCCGACTCAATGAGTTCCAGACCACGGCCATGCAACTTGCAGCCAAAGAAGAGTTCACAGGGCGTGATATCTATGACTTTGCTGTGATCTCATGCTTGCCTTCAGTGGCTGTGCGCGATGTTGCCAACAGTGAACTCCGCCGCGAGATCTACACCTCGGAACAGCTGCAGGGCGCTGTGGGAGACGCTGTTGTGGGTGACATCACAGTGCTCACCGCTCGATTCAACCCTGACTACGCCAAACACAAGATAACGGCCCGCATGGGTGAGAGCTTCGTGGACTTCTGGTTCGGTCAGGAGCTGAAAGGGGAGCTGAGGATCAAGGGAAAGATCAAAGCCCAGCGTGGCAATAAAACAACACAGTTAAACTATGTGAAAATCGTAGGTTGACAGAATGGGCGATTGGTGTTATACTTATGATACTGAGAAAGTAAATGTTTAACCGGTAACTTAAAGAGGTCTTATAATGGCAAAAAGCACAGATATTTCCGTTCGTCAAGTAGGCCCTAAGGGTGCTATGAAGGCGATCCGTAAGGCGATTCAAACCCGTCGTCCTACATTCCTTTGGGGCCCTCCAGGCATTGGCAAATCCGATGTTGTCAAGCAGATTGGCGAGCAAGCAGGCCGTGAGGTCATTGACGTTCGCCTGGCCCTGTGGGAACCCACTGACATCAAAGGTATCCCTTATTACAATGCCGATCAAGGCAAGATGGTTTGGGCTCCCCCAAGCGAACTGCCTACAGACCCAGAGTCTACTGCTATCATCTTCTTGGATGAGCTGAACTCTGCACCCCCAGCGGTACAGGCCGCGGCCTATCAGTTGATCCTGAACCGTGCGGTAGGCACCTACAAATTGCCCAAGGGTGTGGACTTGGTTGCCGCTGGTAACCGTGAAGGCGATCGTGGCGTGACATATCGTATGCCAGCTCCGTTGGCTAACCGTTTCGTCCACTTGGAGATGAAGGTAGACTTTGATGACTTCCAAGACTGGGCTACGCTCAACAAGGTGCATCCAGATGTCGTAGGTTATGTAGGCTTTGCCAAGCAAGACCTGTATGACTTTGATCCTAAGAGCCCTTCCAAGTCATTCGCAACTCCACGCTCATGGGTGTTCGTCAGCGAACTCTTGCAGGACGATGACTGCGACAACGAAACATTGTCTACCCTGATTGCGGGTGCCGTAGGTGATGGCTTGGCCACCAAGTTTATGGCTCACCGCAAGATTGCTGGACGCTTGCCTAAGGCAGAGGACATCCTCAGCGGTAAGGTCAAGGACTTGCAGATCAAAGAAGTGTCAGCGATGTATTCATTGACAGTCTCTTTGTGCTATGAGTTGAAAGACCAAGCAGAGAAGAAGGCCAAGAACTGGGATGGCATGGCAGACTGCTTCTTCCGCTACATGATGGACAATTTCCCAACTGAGTTGGTAGTGATGGGTGCAAAGACTGCCCTTACCAACTATGACTTGCCGTTGGACGCTACGAAGATGAAGAGCTTCGACGAGTTCCACAAGCGTTTTGGCAAGTATGTTTTGAGTGCCATGGAGAATTAAGACCTCGCCATAGCAGGGGCGGAGAGCTTCTCAGAGCTTGTCCGCCCACCTTTTTTGGTTGACAGGTGTGTAAATAGATGCTATAATATACACATACTTAGGAGAGCGACACATGGACCCGATCGTAGAAAAACTTACAACTGCCCGAATTGGCCTACTGCTCAAAGCACCGTTCTTTGGCAACATGGCCACTCGTATGCGTTTGATTGAAAGTGATGACTGGTGCCCGACTGCGGCAACTAACGGTCGTGACTTCATGTATAACACAGAGTTCGTCAAGAAGCTCAGTGTTAAGAAACTAGAGTTCCTCTTTGCACATGAGATCTGTCATGCCATATTCGATCACTTTGGTCGTGCTGGTAGCCGTGATCGTATGCTCTGCAACATCGCACAAGACTACGCTGTCAACCAGATCCTTGTAGATGAACGCATTGGTGAGAAGATCACTGAAGTTAAGATCTGCTATGATCCAAAGTATCGCGGCATGGCCTGGGAAGAGATCTACGATGAGCTCTACGAAAAAGCAGAGAAGATCCCTATGTCGCAACTGCTGGCACAACTTGGTGAACTCTTGGACGAGCACATCAAAGAAGAAGAAGGTGTCGGCAGTGAAGGCGACAAGACCAAAGACGGCAAGGGCAAGCCTAGCCTCAGCAAAGAAGAAGCAGAAGCTCTGCGTCAAGAGATCAAAGAAGCCATGATCCAAAGTGCCGCGGCCGCAGGTGCAGGCAAGACACCCGCAGGCATCATGCGTATGATCAAGAGCATGACTGAGCCTAAGATCGATTGGCGCCAGTTGGTGCAACAAGAGATCCAAAGCATTGTTCGCAACGACTACTCCTTTCAGCGTGTGAATCGCAAGAGTATGCACAGTGGCGCAATCCTTCCGGGCATGAAAGAAGCAACTACCATTGACGTGGCCATCAGTATCGATATGTCAGGTTCCATTGGTGAAGAAGATGCGACTGCGTTCTTGAGTGAAATCAAGGGCATCATGGACCAGTACGAGGACTTCCGCATCAACCTGTGGTGCTTTGACACAGACATCTACAACTGGAAGACTATCACACACGATGAAGCTCACGAGCTCGAAGAGTATGAGCCTCAAGGCGGCGGTGGCACAGACTTCGAAGTCAACTGGACCTTTATGGAAGAGAATGGTATCCAACCCAAGAAGTTCATCATGTTCACAGACGGCTACCCATGTGGCGGTTGGGGCAACGAGGACTACTGCGATACAATCTTTATCGTTAAGGGCAATACATCCGCTCAGGCTCCGTTCGGACAGACAGTGATCTATGAGACAGAGACTGAGCCGGCTTGAGTGCCAGGGGGTGTGGCGTAAAAGCCACACTCTGTGTAGGCCCCGCTGCTTACGTGTGCGTGTAATCTAGGTATTGACATCTAGACAGATTGGTGTTATAATATACACATATTAACAAAGCAAGGAGCGGAAGATGGAAATGTTTATTGCGTTTATCGTTGGCATGGTAGTAATGGATGTGCTGTGGGCTTGGCGCATGGGCATTCCGCAACTGTTGTGGTACCGGTGGAAACACCGTAATGATCCTAAACCTAACTTTCGTGAATGGAGTGAAGACTAATGAAAATCCTTTTAGCATTCATCGCTGGCATGTTCGTGGCTACCGTGGGAATCTCCGGTGTGGCTTCAGCTGTGGACAAAGCCGTTGGTAAAACACAAGAAGTCATGAAGGAGTCTGTAAAATGAGTGCAATGAGCGATCTATCCTACGACATCGAGCAACTGTACATCGAAGGCCACAGTGCTAAGATGATTGCTGCTCTGTTGGAGTGCCCCATTGAGATGGTTCTACAGCAACTATCGGAGATGGGAGTCTC